CCGACGTGGCTCCGAGCCGGAGAGTGATATGACCCCAGTCGAAGTGTTGCTGTCGCGTCTCACCAAGGTCAAGGGCCGCAATGGCTCATGGACTGCGTGTTGCCCAGCCCACGAAGACAAAGGGCCGTCACTCGCTGTGCGCGAGGCTGACGATGGCCGCATCCTGTTGCACTGCTTTGCTGGCTGTCCTACGGCCAACGTAGTGGGCGCAATTGGGATGGACATGACAGACCTGTTCCCGCCCGACGAAAAGCGGAGCGAATACCCGGTCGAAGGAAAGAAGCGCATGAAGCCCGCGTTCTATGCCAGTGACTTGATCCGCATTTTGGGGTTTGAGGCATTGGTGGTCAGCATTTGCGCCAGCGACCTACGTCAAGGCAAAGCGCTGAAGGATGAGGACTACGAGCGATTGAAAGTGGCACAACAGCGAATTGAAGAGGTAATGCACTATGCAAACATCTAGCGTACAGGAACGCGCCAAAGCCCTTGATGAGGCCCGCCGCGTTCGCGTTTTGAGACCAGAAGAAGTGGACGTGGAAAAGTATCTTCACGCCACCGATGTCACACGCAAGGTCAAAGAGGTCACCGGGTGGCTTGATGAACTTCGTGCTGAGTTGGCAAACCCGGTGGTGGAGGTGACTCAGACCATGCCATGGCCGAAGACCGAACACAGTTTTCGTTACCGACCCGGCGAAGTCACGTTGTACGCAGGCTCCAATGGTGGAGGCAAGTCTTTGATCACGGGTCAGGTTGCACTTGGCTTGATCAAGCAAAAGCAGAAGATTTGCATCGCGTCGTTTGAGATGAAACCCAAGCGCACGCTGTATCGAATGCTCCGCCAGTTTGCCGGTGAGAACATTGAGTTTCCGAAGTTCATGTCCAAAGAGAAGTACATGGGCAAGATACTCGACCGCTTCCATGCGTTTGCAGGCAACCGCTTGTGGCTGTATGACCAGCAGGGCACAACAACGTCACAACAGGTCATCGCCATGTGCCGGTATAGCGCGATGGAGTTGGGTGTCACACACGTCTTCATTGACTCATTGATGAAGTGTGTGGCTGGTGAAGATGACTACAACGCACAGAAGATGTTCGTTGATGAATTGACTGCACTGGCGCGTGATCACAACATTCACATCCACTTGATTCACCACATTCGCAAGTTGCAAAACGAAGAGATGCAACCCAACAAGAATGACATCAAGGGCACTGGCGCGATTGCCGATCAAGTGGACAACGTGTTGCTCATGTGGCGCAACAAGAAAAAAGAACACGACAAGCAGAAGAAGGGTTTTGCTGACGACAAGATTTCTGATGCTATGTTGATGTGTGAGAAGCAACGCAACGGTGAAGCGGAAGATTGGTTCTCGTTGTGGTTCGATAAAGACAGTCAGCAGTTCACTGAGCAACCCGGCGCGGTGACTATGGCATTTGACGGTGGAGGATCATTTTGAATGTCGACGGCGGTAAAGAAGGCCAAGGTTCAGACGAGCATCGCCATCGTTGCCTCGTTCGATGGGTACTCGCCAAGCGATTACAAGATCGCGATGGTGCGCACCGTTGGCTCAGGGGATACACAGATGACAGAGGTCGCTGGGTCAAAGGCTGGAACGATATGCATCCCGGCTCAATACTTGAGAGAGATGTTCGAGACCAGTGGTCAAAAGGTAATAGAGGTCAATACGGAGAATGGAAATGAACAAAATTGAAACAAACATTTTTGAGCAGGGCCGCGCACTGTTCACGCAAGATGAATTCAACGCGGCATTGACGGAGGCCAAGGCAGAGATCATGGCCGTCGCAATTCAATCAACTAAGCAGGCAATCAGCATCGAGCGAGAGGAGTGCGCAAAGATTGCTCACTTCATGCAACTCGATGAGGCCAAAGCCGCTGGCGCTGACGTGACCAACTTCAAGTCGCCAATCGCTGAGGCCATCATCATGCGCTTGGCAAAACAACAGCAGGTGATTGTTGATGCTTGAGTTGACCATGCCATGGCCCCCCAGCGTGAACCGTTACTGGCGCACGTTTCAGGGCCGCATGATTATCAGCGCAGAAGGCAGGTCATACCGAAAGGCTGTGGCCGACCAAGTGCTGATTCAGCGTGGCGCAAAGCACTACGCAGGAAAGATGAGAGTCGAGATCGAGGCGTTCCGGCCAGACAACCGCCGCCGCGATTTAGACAATCTTTTGAAGGCTGTGCTTGACGGCCTGACGCACGCGGGTGTGTGGGAAGACGACAGCAACATTGTCGACCTGCGCATCTATTGGGCCGATTCAGTCGGCGGAATGTTGAAAGTGAAAGTGAGCGAAGTATGAGTGAAGTTTTGGATTGGACGTGGTTCACAACAACCAAAGGCACTGTTGGCATTGTGAAGATGCAAGACGAACACGAGGGAGTCATCTACCGCATTGGTGCTGTCGATGGCTTCATGGAAAAAATGGATGTGTTGCAGTTGGTTGCATGGGGCGCGAAATTCCCCAAAGCCGCAGGCGACGCAATTTTCCCGAAGGAGAAAAAAGATGAGTGAGCCAAGCATGAAACAAGTTTGGGCTGGCCTTGCCATGATGGCGCTCTTGACCCGCAGGGATTACGAGGGCGACTTTGCGGACATTGCGGCAGATGCGTGGCGCATGGCAGACAGGATGGAAGACGAGCAACAAGAGCGTGACGAGTAAAACTTTAAACACAGAAAGCGAAGGTAAAAAATGACAGAGCAATTTGATATGTTTGAGGGCGAGGGTCACTTCCTTGCCAAGATGCGCAACAACTGGAACAAGTCCATTGAAGGCGAGGGTGCGTATTGCCCGTGCTGTGGCAAGTGGGGCAAGGTCTACAAAACAAAACTGAGCCAACACCTTGCGTTGTGCCTACGATGGATTGCCATCAATGGTGACGATGACGGCTGGGTCGATGTGCAAAATAAAGCGCCGCGCTGGATTCTCAAGAGCAAGACCTACAACCTGCTCGAGCATTGGGGTTTGGTCGACTCGAAGTCAACCCGCTCTGGCATTTGGCGGGCCACACTCAAAGGCTGGGATTTCATCAATGGCCTCAACGCAATGCCTGCGGCTGTTTACATCTATGACAACAAGGTTTGGGGTTTTGATTCTGAAGAGACATCGTTCCGTGGTTGCTTCGGCAAGCACTTCGATTTCGACGAGATGATGTCTGATCAATTCAACTGGGCCAACATTAAAAAAGGAGATGGCAATGTTTGATTCATTCGGTAATTTTTTCTGGACGTTCATGGCACTATCAGGATTGATGTTCTGGGTGTGCGTGGCAATATTTGTTGTGCTGGTGATCCGACGCAATCACCGCAAGTTTGGAGGTCGCAATGTCTACTGATCGCGATCCACACAAAGCGGTTGACTACATCATCAGCAACGCAAAGAAGTTTGCTAAGGCGAAGGCAGAGCGGTGCTACTTAGAGGAATATCGCAAGTCCTTGAAGGCCATTCTCATGAAGCGTTCAATGGAGAACGCGATTGGTGCGCAAGAGCGCGAGGCATACGCGCACGACGAGTACGTCCAACTGCTTCATGGCTTGAAAGAGGCCATCGAGGTTGAGGAGAAACTCCGCTGGGATTTGATTGGTGCGCAGGCCCGCGTGGAAATATGGCGAACTGAGCAGGCGAACAACCGCGCCGAGGGTAAGGCGACGATATGAAGTATTGGTTGTTCATGGTTGCCGGAGTCACTTTGTTGCAAGTCGATACATGGATTCTGCAAACGATGTGGCTTGGACTTGCTGGCGCAATGATGATGATTTATTCAATGTATCTCGGCGTGTCCGGGGAGGAGAAGTGAAATGGTTGGGAAAGTTGGAAGAAAAAAATTGGTGCTGGTTGCCGACATGGTTCCAGTTCAAGACGAGAGAGAGACCCACGCAACGCCTTGGGGTAAGGTGTGGACTCGTGGCGCTGATGTGATGGGTACATGGAAGCGTCATGGCTTCGTGCCGCCCAGCGAGGTGCGCAACGATTATTTTTTCAAGATCAACCGAGAAGGGGGAGTTATTGATGCTTGAGCAGGATGTGCGTCAACAAATGGAGCGCAGGAAAGTAAAGAGTTTCGAGGATGCATTCAGGGACTACATGAACGCACCCGGCCCGCGCACCGCTAGTGACGATGAAGTACGCCGCCACTTTGCCGCAGGCTGGGTGGCCGGCATCCGCAACGAGTGGGCAAAGGAACGCAATGACTGATAAACCAAAAATCATTTTTGCACCCGGGTGCTTTGATGGCTTTGATGGAACCGAGGAGGAGTTGGCCGCAATGCTGGCCGACATCCACCAGATGGTTGAAGACGGAACACTCATGGATCACGCCACGCGCTTGACTCCAGAAGAAGAGGAAGAGTTGGCAAAAATGATTGAAGCGCGGGGGCCGCGCCAATGAGAAAGCGAAGCAAGTACAGGCCAAAGGGCGTGCGCATCGACACGATGGCTTACGTCATGTCTGGCTTGAAGAAGTTTGACGATGTTGAGGTGGCAATTGATGTGCGCCTCAAGAACCATCTTGCGATGGAAGCCTTGCGAACAGGTAAAGCCACCAAAGACGAAGTCGATGTTTTGATTGGCACGTTCAACATGGTTGAGGGTTTGTGCAGGCTGAATCAAAAGTTTGGTCAGGACTGGTCGAAGGAGATACGCGAGGGCCAAGATGCATTGCTTACCATGAGCCGCAGAGGCGTTGAAAGTGGCCGCTTTGTTTGCACGGTTCCTGAGTTGGCCGCAATGAACTTGGTGATGCAGATTCACGATGCCCAGTTGGACAGCGCAACGGTGAAAGATGTTGAGTTGGCAGTGGACATCGTCAATGACGACTTGAGAAACAAGCGGGCCAGAATAATCAAAGAGACGACAGCATGACAACACTCAAAGAGAAAAAGCACATGGGCCGCGTGGCCGAACTAGGTTGCGCTGTGTGCAGGCGCATGGGTTACCCGGGCACGCCGGCTGAGTTGCATCATCCAAGGCGATTGGCGGGGGGCTGGGGGCGCTCCAGCAACATGGCCGTCATACCGCTATGCCCAGAGCATCATCGCGGCTCTACGGGCGTCCATGGCCTTGGCACGAAGGGCTTTGAGAAGCACTACGGCTACGACGAGGCCGACCTCCTCAAAGAGACGCTGGAACTGCTCGGTGTTGCACAGGAACAACATAAGGGTTTTCCTTAGAAAATATTTTGAAAAAAGTGTTGACGTCGTTTAATCTGGTGTTAAACTTCCAATCACTGACCAAGCAATAGTTGCAAGGCAGGTAACAAACGAAAGCGAGACCACCATGAACACAGTTATCACAAAATCCAGCGTTGACTCCCTCGGCGAATTGTTGGCTCAGATCGCCGACCTCACCAAGCAGGCAGACGCCATCAAGGACGCCATCAAAGACAACGCCTCTGCTGGTGGCGACAAAGTTGTTGAGGGTGACCTCTTCAAGGCCACATACATCGAGAGCAACCGCTCTACCGTCGACTACAAAGCCCTGTGCGCCGCTCTTGGCATCACAGCCGAGCAAGTGGCCGCATACACCAAGACATCCGCTGTGTTCAGCGTCAAGGTCACCAGCAAGTAAACCACGGGGCTTCGGCCCCATTCAAAAGCGAAGGAGAGCGAATCATGAACTACAACACTTGGCACGAGACTTTCAAGAACAAGGTCAAAGACTACGACTTCTACACCTGCCGCCGTGCGCTGAATGACTGCCATGCATCATTCGCGATCTGGGGTACGGACATCAACGAGTCCTACGCCGTCAAACTGTGGGCAGAGATCGACGCTCTTCGCGAACGTCAACTCAAAATTGCGAAGGAGGCTTGATCATGGGCCAATATCACGAGGTCTACAACCTAGACAAAAAAGAACGCATCTACCCCCACGCCATCAACAACGGTCTCAAGTTGTACGAGCAGGTCGGCCACATCGGTAGCACCAGCACTGCGCTGTTTGCATTGCTTGCCAACAGCAACGGGCGCGGAGGCGGCGACTTCCCCAAGCATGACCTTATCGGCCACTGGGCGGGTGATCGCATCCTCATTCAAGGCGACTACGCCGAGCCAGACGATCAGGCCGCGCATCACGAAAGTGAACTCGAGGCATTCACTGACATCTCAGAAAAGGTCGCCGAAATGTTGGCGGTCATCGTTGAAAAATATTAAGGAGCGGCATCATGAAACACGCACAAGCAGACTACATCAACGCCGGGTACAAGTACGAGAAGGCCAACAGCGCAGACAAGGCGCGCGCAGTGGCCGAGACGATCCGTCACATGATCCAGAGCGAACACATCGACGAACAGCAGGATGCACGCTATTTCGTTGAGCGTGGCCGCACAGAAGCACGTCAGGAGGTATCAGCATGAGTTACGAAATCGAGAAGGACTGGACAACCGAGGCGGGCCTTCGGGCCGTTGTCATCATGGGTGACTTTGGTCACCGCTGTGGGTATGTTGGCATCCCTGCCGAGCATCCGCTCTTCGGCGTTGGGTACAACGAGAAAGCGCCAATGCTCAAACTTGACCCGAACCGCTCAACAGAGAAGATGAGTCCCATTCAAATTCTCTGTGGTGCAGGCAAGGGCATGGACGAACTCAACTCGCCTGAGTATGTGTTCGAGGTGCATGGTGGCCTGACCTATTCTGGCAATGGTCGAGGCAAGTACCCGGTGGAGTCCGACCTGTGGTGGTTCGGGTATGACTGCGGCCACGCTGGTGATGCCCCGGCCCCCGGCTCACGCATGGCCGCATACCGCTCGGCAGGCTTTGATGGTGACGTACACCGCACTCTTGACTACTGCACCACCGAGTGCGAATCATTGGCAAAACAACTTTCAGAGGTGAATCATGTTTGATCCGAAGTCAGCCGCAGACATCAACTACATCAAGGGCTTTGATCATGGGTGCGATTACATCGTGGCCGAGATCGAGCGGTACATGAGAGAGAACGATGGCTCAGAGCAGGTGTTGGCCGCTTTGTTGCGCCGGCTCAAGGGCACTGACGCGGTAGGGAAAGCACCTACAAAATAATTTCAGAAAGTTGTTGACATCGTTTAATTCTGTGTTAAACTTCCAATCACTGACCAACATGGTGTTGATCAGGTAAACAAATGAAAGCGAGATCACTATGTACCGTTACAGCACATCATCAAACCAAGCCTCTTTCCGTTCTTCCGCTCCCTTGAGCAATGACGAGATCGCCCGCTATGCACCCAGCGTGCTGGCCGAAGCCGCCCATGAGTCACGCGGTGAGCGTTACACCTTCATCCCCACCATCAGCGTGATCGATGGCCTGCGTGGTGAGGGCTTCCAGCCTTACGAAGTGCGCCAGACCCGTGTGCGTGACCAGTCCAAGCGCGAACACACCAAGCACCTCGTTCGCCTGCGTCACGAGTCCAGCATCACCAGCGCCGAAGAGGTGCCCGAGATCATCCTGATCAACAGCCACGACGGCACATCGTCTTACCAGTTGCTGTCCGGCATCTTCCGTTTTGTTTGCTCTAACGGCCTGATCGCCGGCGATGTGTGCAGTGACATCCGCGTGCGCCACTCTGGCAACGTGGTGGACGATGTGATCGAGGGCGCGACCCGCATCCTCGAGGACACCGAGCAGGTGATCGACCGCATCGGCACCTACAAGGCCATCACCTTGTCTGAGCCTGAGCAACAAGTGTTTGCCAATGCGGCCCTGAGCCTGCGCTGGGACGAGGGCAAAGCCCCTGTGGAAGCCGACCGCATCCTGCGCCCACGTCGCTGGGCCGACAACAAGTCTGACCTCTGGACAGCGTTCAATCGCATCCAAGAGAACTTGGTCAAGGGTGGCGTGTCTGGCCGCTCCGCTTCTGGCCGTCGCGTCTCTTCGCGTGCTGTGGGTGGCGTGAGTGAGAACGTCAAACTCAACCGCGCACTGTGGACACTGGCCGATGGCTTGGCCCAGTTAAAGACCAATGCGGTTGACCTCCAAGAGTTGATCGCGGCATAAGGGAGGGGGCGAAAGCCCCTTTTCTTTTTATTAGGGAAACTACTTACAAAATATTTTCAAAAAGATGTTGACATCGTTTAAGTTTGAGTTATACTAACATCACTGACACAGCAATACCGCATAGTCAGTTAACAGCGAAAGAAAAGCGAAATGAAAAAAGCAATCAAACTCAAAGACATCCGCCCCGGCCAACTCGTGGTCACCAGCGACAGTCCAGAAGCCCAAGTGCGCACAGTCGAAAGCGTCGAGGGTTTCCAAGTCACTCTGACTTGGTACGAAGGCACAAGCCAGTGCATTCAGGGTGTCGACTACTCCCTGCTGGGTGTGCCCACCATTGCCCAGATCGAGTACAGCATCAACAACTACGGTCGCCTTGCCACCATGGAAGACGTCAAAGACGTGGCTTTGTTGATCGGCTAAACCAACCGGGGGCTTCGGCCCCCACTAACAGCGAAAGGACAGCGAAATGACCACCTCATACATTGCCGAAATCGAGACCCGCGTTGCAGGCATCCCTTGCATCATCGGCGTGATCGAATACTCCAGCACCAGCGGCTCTTACTCCTACAACGCGGCCAGCGACTGGGACTACTACGGCCACACCGAGTGCGACTGGGAAGTGTGCGACAGCCGTGGTCGTCCTGCACCTTGGCTGGCCCGCAAAGTCACCGACAAGATCACCCGCGAGATCGAGCAAGAGATCGCTGAATATTTCAACTGAGGAGGACACCATGGCAACGACCGAAGACCTGCAAACACGCATCACCACCCTCGACGACGAGGTGTTGTTTGTCGACAAGTACGACGACGATCAACTCTGGATTTCCATTCAAGTTCGCAACGGCGGTGCCCGCTGTGTGATTGGCCGTGAAGAGGCACTCAAGATGCTGGACGCCATCAAGCGCGTGTTGGAGGTCGAATGAAACTGGCAGGCATCACAGCGGCCCTGTTTTGCGCCCTCTACGCGCTTTTCTGGGTGGTGGCGGTATCAACCCCTCACCCAACCCCAAAAAACGCGCCAGAGGCCCGAGAAGTTAACTGGAGGACATGGACATGACTGAATCGCAAATGTTGGTGATGCTGGGCACTATTTGGGTTGCTCCCCATGTCTGTGGCTGGTACGGCAAGACCATTGGTTGCATCATCCTTATCGTGGCCGCTTGCAAAGGATTGGGGTGGATATGACCGAAGACGACTTGGCAAAGACATATGAGCAGGCCACCCACAATGCCCTCGTGTACGGCACTGGGTTTGTGAAGGTTGCACTGGTTAAGGGTAGGTTTGAGGTGTCCGTGGTCGACCCGAAGGACTATCGGTACATCGAGCCAATCAACGCGGAGGAGGTGAAGCATGGGTGAGATGGCAGACATGGTGGCAGACATGGCCGCAAGCATTCCAGACTGGCTGACAGACGGCCCCGATGGCTACGGCCCCAACAACCGCTTCGACGACTTCCGCGACGATGTGTGGGCCACCAAGGATGGCAAGCAGTTCACCATTCGCGAGATGAGCGACAGCCACCTGCTGGCCGCGTTCAAGATGTTCGGTGACCAGCGGTTCAGAGATGAGATTTTGATCCGCCTGTTCGAGGTAATGACTAAACCGAGGGTAAGACTATGACCAGACAAGAGATCGACAACATGATGCGAGACCTACCAAGCCAGAGGGATTGGTACTACCGCAGGAGCAGGCAGTACATCATCGAGGAGGTGCTGGCCGGGGTTGCATTTGTTACTTGTGTGGGTATACTTTGCCTCATGTAAAAAGCGAACGTGTAGCGATCCTACAGCGAACCTTAACCGATTCGGTAAACCAAGGGGTGGTGCCCCTCTACCAACACCGAAGGCCCACCACGAGTGGGTCTTCCCATTTGTGGGGGAAGTGGTATAATTTCTCCTACAACAAAACCTCAAAAACCGAAGGAAAGACCATGGCAACAGCACAACGCATTTACCTCGTCGGCACGCCCGACGGCAAGACCCGATTGATCAAGGCCAGCCTGCGCCAGCAAGCCCTGAGCCACGTCGCCAACACCATGCTGACCGTGCGCGTGGCATCGCAAGATGACCTCGTGTCTGAGTTGGGTAAGGGCACGGCAGTGGAGCAGTACAGCAACCCCGATCAGATCGAATTGATCGAAGGTAGCGAGTCGCCAGCGAACTGATAGCGAATCGGTTTCCCCGCCCGATCAAATAAAACGGGGGCCAACGCGCATGGGGATTGAACGGTTAAAAGGCTTGCAAACCGTCGTACAACCGTAAGATCGTATGTGCTTGCTGACAGTCCTCAGTCGTGTTGGTGTCCACTGGAAAACCTGTTTGGCTAAGGTGGCGCGTAGTGCTAAATGCGGGGAATGCACCCCACACCAACGCCCCGCACTGGCGAACCAAAAGCGAATCGATTAGACTGACGGCATCTAACAATTTGCATGGGAAGGAATAGGGGTTATGCCTGAAACGCCAAAAGAACCGCGCAAGCCGCGCAAAACAAACAAGACCGAACAAGCCAAGGTACGCTCCGCCGTATCTAAGGTCATCATGAACGCCGAGACCGAAGCCAAGAAGGCAATTGGTCGGCCATCATCCTACGACCCTGCTGTGGCTCACAAGATATGCGAACTCCTCAGTGAGGGAGTATCACTGCGTGAGATATGCCGTATGGAGGGTATGCCTGCGTGGAGGAACGTCTACTTCTGGATGGCTCGTGATGACGATCTTTCTGCACACATCGCACGGGCGCGTGAGGTGGGGTACGACAACATCGCCGAAGAATGCCTCGACATCGCCGACAACTCGTCCAATGACTGGATGGATCGGGAGTTCCGCAATGCCCACGGCAAGATCGAGGTGGAGCGTGTGGCCGACACCGAACACATCCAACGCTCGAAGTTGCGCATTGAGACGCGCCTGAAGTTGCTGGCGAAGTGGAAGCCTGAGAAGTTTGGCGACAAAACCATCCTTGCCGGCGATCCCAATGGCGCGCCGATCAAGACCGAGGAGTCTGGTAGTGGCCGACTGTTCGAGTTGATCCGCAACATGGAAATGGCAAAGCGTGCTGAGTGACCACTTAGACGCTGATCTGGCTGAGGAGTTCGACGCCCTCCCAGAACACAACCGCATCGCGGTGCTGGCGCATACATCATGGGTGACTGGTGCCCACCGGTATCAAGTGCCGCCGCCCATGGAGATGGATTACACCGTCTGGATGATGCTGGCAGGCCGTGGAGCAGGTAAGACCCGCTCCGCCGCCGAAGCCCTCTGGTGGTGGGCGTGGACGCATCCCGGCACGATGTCCGTGGTGATCGCCCCGACGTCGAATGACCTGAAGTTCACCTGCTTCGAAGGGCCGTCCGGCTTACTCAAGTGCATCCCTGAGCAGTTGGTGATCTACTACAACAAGCAAGACCACGAGATCAGGCTGTCTAACGGCTCCAAGATCAGGGGCGTGTCTGCTGACTCATACGACCGTCTGCGCGGTATCAACTCATCCTTCGCGTGGTGTGACGAGTTGGCCGCGTTCCAGTACATCCAAGAAGCGTGGGACATGATGATCATGGGCCTGCGTATCAAACCCGGCAAGCAGGAGCATGACCAGCCCCGGGTGATCGTGACCACGACACCGCGCCCCAAGGACTTGATCCTCGAGTTGGTTGGCCGTGAGGGTGACGACGTGGTGGTCGACCGCGCCAGCACATACGAGAACGAGGCGAACCTTGCGCCAACCTTTCGCCGGCAATTGGAGCAATACAAGGGATCGAAGTTGTATCAGCAAGAGGTGCTGGGCGAGATCGTTGACCTCGAGGATGGCAAGGTCGTCTCCCGCGATATGTTCCGCCTGTGGCCGGCCAACAAGGCGTTCCCCAAGTTCGAGTTCATCGTGCAGTCGTATGACTGCGCCTTCACTGACAAGCAACACAACGACCCGACGGCCATGACGACGTGGGGCGTGTTCAAGCCCACTGATGGCCCGATGTCCGTCCTGCTGATCGACTGCTGGGCCGAACACCTGACCTTCCCCGCATTGAAGCCCAAGGTGCTGGACGAGTGGCGTGTCTCCTATGGCGAAGGCAAGGACGCCAAGCGCCCCGACTTGATCCTCGTGGAGGACAAGGCCGCAGGTATCTCGCTGGTGCAGGAGTTGCGCCAGATGCACCTGCCCGTGCGTGCATGGAACCCGGGCAACGCTGACAAGATGACCCGTCTCCAGATCACCGCGTCGATCTTCACGACAGGCCGCGTGTGGTTGCCTGAGAGCAGTGTGCGCACCGGGTACGTCAAAGACTGGGCCGAGGGCTTCCTGAGCCAGTTGTGTTCGTTCCCTGATTCGACGCATGACGACTATGTCGATAGCGCAACGCAAGCGATTCGCTTGCTGAAGGACATGGGTTTCCTCGACATTAACCCAGAGCCACGTTATGATGACGATGACGATTACTACGACACGCAACCCAAGCGTGTCAACCCCTATGCAGTGTGAGGAGAAATATGGCGGACGTTAAACGAATCGGCGCTAAGTTCGCCAAGGTGATGCAGGAGGCCAGCAACGAGGCGGAGGCCGCTCTCGCCGCTCAGAAAGCCGCCAAGGAAGCCTCCAAACTGGAGGAGGCACTCAAGGCCAAGCAAGCGCCCATGACGACGCCCTCCGGCACTGGCCTGCCACTGATGCCCCGCTCCGCCGGTATGTACACACCGGGTGTCGAGCAGAAAGACCTGCCCCGTATGCCAACGGTCGACAAGGCCAGAGCCGCAGGCAAGCAACCCAAGTACACCGAGCGGATGCAAGACCTGCTTGACTCGCCGACAGCACGCAAGAAGATCGACAAACTGATCAACCAAGGCAAGGACTTGAATGTGCAGGAGTGGTACGGCACAGAGCCGATCCGTCAGGTTGCCATGGACATCGGAATGAGTCAGAAGGAGTTCGACCAGTTCCTTGCGCAGATGGCCTCAGCGTCACAGCGCAACCCAGTCGACCAGCAGAACAGGATGGGCAGTTACCTGCACTATCTCAGCCAGACCGGCCAACTCCCTGAAGACGCATTCCTCCTCACCAACAAGATCAAACGCGGCAAGGCCGAAGCACCGAAAGGCACGGCCATCGAGTTGCCTCCCGGCTATGGATCGCTGGCGCAGGGCGACATCTTCTCCCGTGGCAAGCAGATTGCCTCCGGCGACATCGAAGGCGCACTGCCACCCGACAAGAAGTTGGGCACGTTCTACCGCAATTACCAAGGCAACCTCAAACCCGTGACCGTGGATGTCAACGCTGTGCGTGGCCCGATCATCGAGCGTGGTGATCCCCGCTGGCTTGCATCCAAACTGGTGGAGAAGGATGAGGAGGGCAATGTCATCGCCACCCACTTCCCACGCAAGGACGTCGAGTCCGGCAAGTTGTCACTGAAGGAGGCCAAGGCCCGTCCCGGCTTCTGGGAGGCCGCGCCTTCTGGCTCTGAGTACGCTGGCTTCGAAGACCTGTGGCAACGCGGCGCAAAGCGTCACGGCATGGCCCCAGCAGAAGCGCAGGCACTGGGCTGGTATGGCTCCGCTGACGTGACCGCACTCAAGACCAAACCAGAACTCTACGTCGAGAACCTCGAGCGCATGATCAAGCGCACCGCAGAGCAGACCGGCCAGAACCCACGTCAGGTGATGGAAGACGTCCTGCGCGGCAAGCAATACCTCAAGGCCAAGGGCGGCTCGGTCAACAAGCAACCGGCCATCAAGATCAAAGCCTACGGCAAGGACATCGAGAACAAGATTCACGACGAGTTCGCCGCACACATCAACGCCGCTCGTGGTGGTGAGATCAAGAAGTTGGCATGGAAGAACACTCCTCCGCTCAAGAAGGCGCAGGGTGGCATGGTTGCCAACCCCAACATCGACAACACGATGCCTGACTCCTCAGACAGCGGCGCAATGAACTACGCGCCCAAGTTTGCTCCGGGTGGCTGGGCCAAGGCAGGCAAGGCGATTGCCAAGGCCGCACAAGAGGCTGGCATGACCAAGCCTGTGACCGCCGAGAAAGACCTGACCACACTACAAGACTTCCACACGTCGCTGGGCGACTCAGTCCGCGCCCGAGCCATGGAAGCGCAGAAGATGATGGAAGGCTTTGACTACAAATACGACAAGGGTCAGCGCGTGTTTACCGAGGGTAGCGCCAAGGCAAACAAGCCGCCCTACACGATTCTGCACCGCACCCGTGTGGGCAACCAGCCTATGCGTGAGGACATGAACAACTTGATGAGCAAGAAGATCATCGACCCCGAGACAGGCAAGACCAAGCGAACGCCCTACGAACCCGGCTATCGAGTCCGATACGAGGAGGGTGACGAGTGGCGTGAGTTCGACATCCCTGCGTCAGCCATCAAGGGCGACGTGGAAATGCGCCGTGGTGGCATCGCACACTTTGATGGTGGCGGCATGGCCGTCGACCAGAGCGACATGGCTGGCATGGATGCAACCAAAGCCAAACTGATGGCCGAGATTCTGGCCCGCATGGCAAAGGATCAAGGCAAAGAGGAGGTCGCCTCCCTAAAAAAGCCCCGCGCCCTTACCGACTTGGTTAATCGTGGCGTAATTGCCAACACAGTCGGTGCCCCTGTTGACCTGATCAACATGGGTTTAGAGGGCGTAGATGCATTGCGTGACTTAGCGAGTGGTAAGCGAGTCGAAAACCGATTGGCTTCTGAGAAGCCCGTTGGTGGCTCAGAGCAGATCAAGGACTTGATGGGTCGCTTCAACATGACGAGTGGCGAAGAGCGTCCCATGATGGAGACTGGCTTGTCGTTGGTATCTCCCGCTGGCGCTGTTAAGGGCGTGGCAAAGGCCGGTCAGGCAGGACAAAAGACTGCGGGTGCCTTGAGTGAAATAGCCAACACAAACTTAAACAAGTCTGGTAAACTGTCAAGTCCCCTCAATGAGGCAATGACGGCAACGACCGGGACACCACAAGGAGCAAAGTATGCAACCAAGCAAGAAGGGCCATTCTTCAGAGTCAGGCCAACCGCCGCTGATACGAGCAAGGCAAAGAGTAGCGGAACTCGAGAAGCGTCTGGGCTATCAAGCCAAAGGACTCTCGAAGGAGGATCAGGAGACGCTGGAGTCGGACTTCCGCAACGCTATTCGACGGAAGAAGTGGATCGAATAATTGCCGATCCGAACCTGAACGAACCGCTTCAGATCGCACAGCGATACACCAAAGAGAATCTGGGTGCTGACTTTGTCGCGCCCGAAATCCCACCGAGCAGTCTTGCCAAGCAAAGCGCGATTGCACGCACGCACGAACTCGCTCTGACGGACAGCCCGCAGTACAAGAGCGCGGTGTTTGACGCCTATGCCCGCGAGATGCCCGAGGTTTTGGAGCAGGCTGGCGCAAAGGACTACGACGACCTGATGGAGAAGGCTTACCGCCAACTTGCAAAAGAGACCGACGCCCAGTTCCAAGCGATGCCATTCAACTTCTCGTACCACCGTGGTGGCGAAGGCAACTACAGCGGCACCCGTGAGTTGCTCGAGGACGTGCATGGCAACAAGCATATGTACGTCTACCAAGGTGGCGACCCGCATGACTTCCTCAACCAAGTGGACAAGACCACTGGCCTGAACGAGAACGAGAAGTTCCGCGCCGTGCATGACGCGATGGGCCACGCCATCTACGGCAACGAGTTTGGCCCGATGGGTGAAGAGAAGGCATGGGCCATCCACCAGCAGATGTACAGCCCACTGGCGCGTCTGGCAATGACTGCCGAGACCCGTGGTCAGAATTCGCTGGTCAACTACAGCCCGCTCAACGTCAACCTCAAGGACGAGGTTGCCAAGTTGCGTGAGATGCAGATCGAGGCACGCCGCCGTGGCGACAAGGACGGTGAGCGTATCGCCACCGAAGCCATTCGCGACGCATTCAGCGGCTTCCAGTTCGCGCCCCAGAAGGCCATCCTGTTGCCACCTGAGTTCACGAACCCCAAATACACCGGCGGGATGCCCGATTACATCCAGCCATTGGTGACGCCCGCCTCCGGCACGACGACTCAGTCTGCCTTGACGCACTTCTCGCACAACCCTGAGTTGCGCACGACCGACCCAAGCAAGTACGGAACCGGCATCAAGGGCGCTGAAATGGCCCGCCTGCAAGGCACTGACAACCCAATCATCCCTCGCACCTACTTCTATGCCGGCGAACCCGGCGCAGTGGCTCCGGAACCCGGCCTTGGCGTGAATCGTTACCGAACCGAATCCGAGTCGCTTTATGACATCGCCAGCGATCCGCTTCGTTTCCGCACGTTGGCCCGCGAAGCAAACCGCACACCCTTCACTGCCAAGTACAACGCAGGGATGAGAGCGCCAGATCAGGAATTGACTGACATGGAGCGAATGATCCGTGAGTACGGCTATGAGGGTTACATTAACCCGAAAGCCAGCAAGCCTGCCGCCGTGGTGTACACACCTAAGCAGGTAGAGCGCCGCCGTCGTGGTGGTTTAATGCTGATGAAAAAATAAGGACAGACCATGGCTACAGAATTCCCAGTTGATCCAGAGTTCAATCGATTCATCGAGGGCTTGAAAGAGACGCCCGAAGGTGGCGTTGAAGTCGAGATGCCCGACGACGAGATTGACAGCGTCGAAGAGTTGGCAGACGGCTCCGCTGTTGTGACCATGGAGGAATTCAATGGCCCCAACGAGAACGAAGACTTCTATTCGAACCTCGCTGAGACGGTCGATATGTTTGACCTCGAGCGCATCGGTATGCGTTACCTCGAGTTGATCGACAAAGACAAGGAAGCCCGCAAGGAGCGCGACAAGCAGTACGAGGACGGCCTCAAGCGCACTGGCTTGGGCCACGACGCCCCCGGTGGCGCGCAGTTCAATGGCGCATCCAAGGTGGTTCACCCTGTGATGGCCGAGGCTTGCGTGGACTTCGCCGCTCGTGCGATCAAAGAATTGTTCCCGCCAGACGGCCCAGCCCGCACCAAGATTCTTGGCGAGGTGACCGACGAGAAGACCGAAGTGGCCGAGCGCAAGCGCGATTACATCAACTGGCAGTTGACCGAGCAGATCGAAGAGTTCCGCGACGAGCAAGAGCAGTTGCTGACGCAGTTGCCACTTGGTGGCTCACAGTTCATGAAGATTTGGTACGACGAGAAGAAGCGCCGCCCATGCGCTGAGTTCGTTCCTATCGACAACATCCTGTTGCCTTTTGCCGCAACCAACTTCTACACCGCACAGCGCGCAACGGAGATGCAGGACATCACCGACTGGGAGTTCCAGCAACGCATCGCACGCGGCTTGTATCGCGACGTGTCGTACATCCGCGCCACCTCTGAGCCTGATCAAACAGCCGCAGAGAAGGCCAACGACAAGATCGAAGGCAAGCAGTACCAAGACGGTGCTGACGGCCTGCGTCGCGTGTATCACATCTACACCTACCTCGACATCAAAGAGGACTCATACAGCAAGGGCGAGAACGCCCCGTATGTGCTGATGATCGACAGCCTCGACAACAAGGTCGTGGGCTTGTATCGCAACTGGGAAGAGGGCGACGACACCCTCACTAAGTTGGATTGGATCGTCGAGTTCAAGTTCATCCCATGGCGCGGTGCTTATGCCATCGGCCTGCCTCACCTGATCGGTGGCCTTGCCGCCGCCTTGACCGGCTCCTTGCGCGCCCTGCTCGACACTGCGCACATCAACAACTCGGCCACCATGCTGAAGTTGAAGGGAGCGAAGATCAGCGGCCAGAGCCAGTCGGTTGACGTGACTCAGGTGACAGAGATCGAGGGCGCACCCGGTGTGGACGACGTTCGCAAGATCGCCATGCCTATGCCATTCAACCCACCAAGCGACGTGCTATTCCGCCTTTTGGGCTGGTTGACGGAAGCCGCCAAGGGGGTGGTTACCACTTCAGAGGAAAAGATTGCAGACGCCAAGTCTACGATGCCCGTTGGCACGACTCAGGCTCTGATCGAGCAAGGCGCTGTGGTCTTCTCCTCGATTCACTCACGTTTGCATGACAGCCAAGCAC